TTTGCTAACATAGGCATCATAGTATCGTTCATGCGTTTACTTTTACCACCGTCGTTGTTGATGTTAGTTGTAATGTAAAGTTCGGCATCTGGGTTTTGTCTAGTTGCCCAAGTAATTTGTAATGGCAACAAATAACTTAAATGTATTCCTGTTTTAAATATATTACGTCCAACACCTAGTGTGTAGCCTGGCAACTGTGCGCCTCTAAATAAAAGTCTATAAGCATTAGGAGATACTTCTGGTAATTTGTGTGCACCAGCAATACTAACAATTTTATCTCCATCAAATGCCGCACACCAAAAAGGACACCAGTCCCATTTCATTTTTTCTAATGATGTGTTATTACTGAAGTCTTGAGAATTACAAAATTCTTCTACTGCGGGTTTGTCATTATTAGTTAATGCTCTAAACTTTAGTTTTCCAAGTTTGTCCATTTGTTTCTTTTGCTCTCTTAACAAATCTTACAGGGTTCATTTCAAACAGATCTCCTGTTGCTTTTCCGTTTATATAACACTCATGTAAACTACTGAAACTAATTGGATAAAACATCACATGATCATCTTTTATGGTATTTAAATCAAATGATGTACTGTTATAACCAATCATTACCGGTGGAGGAAACTCAGTCATACCATACCAATTTGCTACAGTTTGGACACCACGTTCTCTAAACGCATCTATAAAACTTTGTTCTATTTTGGAACTACCTGTAACCATATAACGTACACTGCTCATATCTAACTGTTTAAATGCTTTAGTGTTACTTAATAGTTCTAAATGCCGCGGTATTAACGCTATAACCGTCGGTTTAACGCGGTTAAACAGTTCAGGGTAGGTGTAGGTACTAAAGTTGCTAGAAACGTGCTGTGCGCCGCTTAAAAACGCAGGAAGAGCGGTGATTGTGTAGTGGGCAATAGTGTTTGCAGGGAACACATCGAGTACTATATCGTCTTTGGTAAGTCCAATTTCTTTTATACTTTTGGTTGCACATTCTTTTATATAATCCCAAGAATGTTTAACCTCTTTTGGTTCGTCGGTACTACCAGATGTGAATAGTGTAAGAGTGCTCATACACTTACTTATTTTAAAAAGTTTTTGGTAAAGTTAATGCTGGTTAGTACAGTGCGTTCCAAGCAACACCATCATAGTATACTGGATAACTTACAGCACCGCCTTTTGATGCTGGATCCCAGTTAGTACCGTCAGCAATAACAATCATTCCTTCTACTGCTGTAGGAGCACTTGTTTGTGGTGCTAGTTTCATAAACCCGTTTACGTCTAAGTGTGCATCTGCAACGTGTACTGCCGCTTGGTTAATAGCAAAGTAACCACGTGCATCAAAAGATGCCGCAACCAATGAAGGTGCTGTACCTGTTCCTGCATTGTTAAGGAAAATAATTTTACCTTTAGCAGTATCATTGGCAACTGTTTCATTATTGTCAACAGTTAATGCAATAATTGCGTTTGGAACATTACCTTCAGTGCCGCTACCGTCAACATCTGGATCAACTGATCTAGAACTTAAAACGCCAACATAATCACCTGCTGTTGCTTTAACAGGAGTAACCATATCGCCGTGACGTGCAGTAAATGTAAACTTGGCACTATCATTAATGCCAGTACCTGCAATGTTAACAATTTCAATTGGCTCAGATCCGTCTGCGTTAACAACCTGGAATACGTTAGAAACTACATCGTTAATATCGCCAATACGAACTTCATTAACACCTTGAACTGTAATCTGATTATCAACAATGTTCATTACACCATTAAACAGTTTAACAGTACCGTCTGTTCCATCAATGATTGTACTAGAATCTTCAGCAAATACAGAACCTTGTAGATCTGCATTTAGTTGTGTAATTTGCAAAGCATTAAGATCAAGATCGCCTGGCTTCCATTGAGCGGCAAGATTATCCCAAGTAAGGATTTGTCCGTTGATAGGAGCGTCTGCACCTGATGTACTTACATCACCTAGACCGTCAATACTCTTAGATGCTAATTGTGCATCAAGATCAAATGACAAAAATGCTTCATCACCTACAACCCAGCCACCTGCACCACCGTTAGCACTTGAATCGTATTTTAAAATTTTGTTAGTAGCAACACCAGATACAGCATCAACATTAGTTAAATCATTTAGTTCTTGTGCAATATTAAGTGTTTGTGGTTCCCATGTGTTTCCAGTAGTGTTCCACGTTAGCACTTGTCCGTTAGCAACACCAGCAGTAACAACATCGGTTAAGTCATTTAATCCTACGTCTGGATTAATAAGTGTACCTGTTGATGATGATCCATCGCCAACGTATAATTTACCTGTGTCGGTAGTGTAAATGGGTTCACCCGTTGCTGAGGAGCCTACTAGGGCGTCTAACTCGGCTTGTGTACCTCTTCTAAATTTAAGTGCCATACTTGCTAACTCCTGATATCTGTTTGCTATATGTATTTATGCGAATTGACATCTTTCTTTATTCTTACTTATTTACGCATTTTAGCGTTTTTTAAGGCTTTAGTAACGCCTTTTTCAACATCAAGTTTGATCTTTTTACTGTCAATAGCGAAGTTAACGCCTGCAATCTCCGCGCCGTATGTATCAAATAATTCACGAATTTCCTTATTGAAGGACGTTTGAGTAGCATTGGTTTTTGTTTCTATAATCCATATTTTCTTGTTCTTGAAGCGAACTTCAATATGTTCTAGGTACTCTAGAGGTATTGAATCAATTTCAATACCCCTGAATACTTCTGGCCAATGTCTGATTACGTCTTCAGGAAGTTTAAGTTTCCTGGACCCCATCTAAGTTAAGCCTTGGCTTTTTTCTTAGTAGGTACAAGTTCCTCTGCTTGACGTCTTAGTTCTGCCGCTTCTTTACTTAATCTATCTGCTTGTGAGCGATATGATTTAGCAAGTGCTTCGTCACTTAACACATCTTCGGTTTGTTGAACATCAATTGGCTCTCCTGAAGGAGCAGTTACGTCACCAGTTGGTACTGATTGAGTAGTCTCTTTAGCCGTACTACCATCTGTGATAGCAAGGTCATCAATTGAAACACCTTTTTGTTCAGCAATGATTTTGTTCAACTCGTCTAACGAAACTGATGTAGTGTTAGTTGGAGTCATTTCAACATCTTTAGTAGGAACTTTAAGAAGTTTGCCTTGAGTATGAAACTTAGCCAACATAATTGAACCATCGCTTAAACTTGTACGAGCCATTGCTTCGGCAAGTTCGTTTGCTGATTGACCAGTTGGTGACTCAATTAACTGCATTAAAATGTCGTGATCTGAATCTGTTAGGTTTTCAGTTGACACAATCAATGCATGATTAGAATCACCAGGAAGAGTTCTGTACGCAACAGCAACTTTCCTTTTGTTTGTTTTTAATCTTCCAATATGCTTAATAGCCATTTTATTTCTCCGTTACAGGTTCGCCAGATAATGCCGCTGATGCATCAGCACCTGAGACTGGAACATCTTTCTGGACAGGTTCTTTTTCAGCCGCCTTAGCCGCGTCTGCCTGTTGTTTTTGTACTGACTGTAAAAATGTATCTAACTTATTATAAGTTGTACCTACAGCCGCTAATTCGTTGGCCTTAAATGCGCCACGTTGTGTAGCCACATCAATTACTGTTCTAAGAGTGTTTAGATCTTGAACGGTTAATTCAACTGCACCTGTGGCCGGTCCTGGTGCTGTTGCTTGTGTTGTTGTATCAGACATATGTCTTCTCCTTTGTTTAGTAATGTATATACTTTATTACTTATTTGTATTTTAAAAGAGGACACGCCAAAGCGAAATATGAAAGTTCCTTTGGATCCTCAAAACCGATTCTTAATCGGTGTTCTAAAGTATTATTCTGTTGTATTTGGATACTTTTACCAATGTAAAATCTACTCTTACAATGAGTGAGTATCCAATTTGTTAGTGCCTTTTCTAGATTATAATTTGGATGAATATCTAAGTACTCTAAATGAGGTCCTGGATATTCTAAACGTCTTAGTTTAAAATAGTTAAGCGGATTTGGTTTCAACTTCATAGTGTGTAGTTACTCCGAACGGTGCTTGTGTTTCTTTATTATGATGACTATGAATAACAAAGATAGTATCACAATAGTCAGGATCTCCCCAACCATCCCAAGTATATCCGTCAGTAAACATAATAAATTTCTTAGGAACAATATCGTTTTCTTTCATGTAATTCCAGTTACACATAAAGTCTGTGCCACCACCACCTACAACTTCATAAGATGTTAAATCGTTTGAAGATGCATCAAAGTCTGCTTCATTATAAACTTCTGTATCAAAGCACCAAACTTTAATATTAAAATCTTGGTATTGATCCATAATGCCTTGTACTTCTGAAAGAAATATCTTTGCTTGTTCGTCGCCAATTGAACCTGACATATCAATAGCAACACAAATATCAATAGTATCTTCAAAGTTCATACCAGGAAGAATAGCACCAGTATGCCAGCCTTTACGTGAAGGACGACTAAACGTAAAATCGTTCTTAATAGTTGATTGTATCTGTTGCTGAAGTAACTCTCTCCAGTTCATTTTAGGTTCAGTTAGATCTTGAATGATACGTGCAATTTCAGCAGGCATATTTCCAGCACCAGAACTTTGTGCTGAACTGATCATTGACTCTTTAATTTCATCTCGGATTTTACGTAGTTCTTCTTTGCTATAACTAGGTTTACCTTCACCTTTTTTATCACTATCTCCAGACTTGCTTTGACCTTGATTAGTACCATCTTGTTCCCAATCAACGTGCTCGTCAAGTAATTGACCTAGTTGTTTAAGTTCTTCTTCATCATATTTTTTATATAGTTCATCATAGATTTCTTCTGATGACATCGGATCATATTTAAAATCTTGATAAATTTGAATGTCTGCAGGCTTTTCACCAATCTTATCACGAACAAGAATGTTGTTAACTTTGTAGTCAGCCGCAATATTATGAACCATAGGATCACGTTTTTCTCTACGACCCATATGATCGTAAACGCAGTGTAGGATTTCGTGTGCAATTACAAACTCGATATTTTTGTTTGTAAGAGTTGAAAAGAACGCAACATTATAAAACAAGTTACGTCCATCTGTAGCGGCAGTTGGACACCAATCACTAGCGTCTTGTATCTTAAGACGTGTTGCCATATTACCAAAAAATGGGTGACGAAGTAGCAAACCTACTCTTGCAACAATAATTTTATCAAGAACTTCTGCACGAAGTTCGTCAGTAATTTCAACTTCTACTTTAGTTGCTTTTTCTAAAACAGTTGTATTTGCCATTATGTATTCCTCTCAGTGCCTTATTATGTATATATTATAGTATATTTAAGATGGAAAGTCAACCCCTAAAAAGATTGGGGAAACAGTGCTGTGAAAGGACTTACCAGCATAGCCGTTGCCTTTCTCAATGTTTTGGAACAACACTGCTCCCCCAAAAAGTTAAGAAGCCTGTGCGGCAGTTACATACTTGCCGAATTTTTCATGGAACTCATCAAAACATTCAACTTCATCTGGATCGATTGGAAGTTGATATTGGGTAAGAGCAAGTTTGATGCCCATTACTACCAATTCTGTATCAAAGTTATCCATTGCAAAACGTAAAAAGTTATCAACCATGTCGTTGAACTTTTTGTCGTTTTTGTCACTGGCTTCTTTTAGTTCATAGCAAAGTGAAACAGTCAAGGAATACATGGCACTGATTTCTCTAGTTTTCAATTCTTTCACCTTACCTGCTAAAATCTCTGAAGGATTAGGCAAGTCTGATGCCATCTTACGATGGGCCATAAACTTAACAGCAAGGCCTTCGCCTACTGCACCACTAACTAAATCAGTAGTGGTATTCTCGTCATCATCGTCCTCAAGAAGTTCGGACACAAATGACCAAGAACGCGGTGTAGCAAATGAACGACTTGGCGACTTAGGATCAAAGTCATACAAGTCTTTCTTGCTATATGTTAGATAACCGACAACATCTGTGTGAATGTTGTTTGCAGTTGCCCAACTAAACCAATCGTCAAAATCAACCTTAAGTTCTAAGTGAACAAAACGATTAGCAAGTGGCGCCGGCATCCTGTATGTGACGCCTTTATCTGCGTCTCGGTTACCCGCGGCTACAATTAGTACATTGTCCGGCAACACATATTGTCCAACTCTACGGTTAAGTATCAATTGATATGCCGCGGCCTGTACTGCTGGTGCCGCAGAATTCATTTCGTCTAAGAACAAAATAATGTTCTTATGTTTTTTAGCCAACTCAGCAGTTGGAAGTTCTTGCGGTGGTGCCCATTTCATTACATTGTCGTTTGCCGCATAGTAAGGAATACCTTTAATGTCTGTAGGTTCCCAAAGTGACAAACGAACGTCAATGACGTGTGCGTCTAAGTAATCACCAATTTGGTGAATAATGTCTGATTTACCAATACCTGGTGCGCCCCATAAAAATAATGGACGTTTCTTTTTGAATGCTCTAATAATACTCTTCTTTGCATTATTAGGACTAACAGTGCGAGTTGCGATATTTTCCATTTTGTATTCCTCTCTTTCAGTGCCTTAGTTAATTTCTAACTATGTTTATAGTATAGCATCACTAGGATAAAAGTCAACCGGTTTTTTATATATTTTGGTGAAAAAAATAGATTAAGATAGTTCTTCGTCTGCTCGTTTTAATGCTTTAGTTAAGCCGTATTTCTTAACATCACCACTAAAAAGATGTAATTCGAGTGCTTTCTTTTCGTCAAAAACTACTATCATTCTGTTAGTCAAGTAGTATGGACACGTAATAAATTGGTCTAACCAAATTACTGTGTTAGTTGTAAGTTCAAAATCTTGTGGGAATGGAACCTCATAGTCTGTGATTCCTATTTTTTCTGTAAGAAATAAGTAGCCTTTATCAGTAAGACGCAAGCCACCTGTTTCTTTTACTCTAGTATTTTGCCACCAAACAGATAGATACTGTTTCATAGTGGCTTCATTAATACTAATGTCTGCTTGTTTTAAGAAAACTTTTGTATAGGTTTCTTTCCAGTTCACTTTACCTTGCCTTCGCGTAGAAGTTTTTCTCTATTAGCCATATGCTTCATTTGTACTTCTTCTTTGCTTCCACCGAAGTATGCAACAGCATAACCTTCTTCTACAAGAATGTCTGTTACCATACGTCCGTCATTAGCAACAAAGTCTCCTAAGATACGTCCGAACTTGCCTTTCATATCTTCGCCATTCTTATTAACTTGTGTTTTTAGAATAGCAGTTTTATCTAGTAATTCTTTAAGACGTGCTTTAGAAGCAAGTCCGAATTTCTTTTCTACTTTGTCTCTGGTTCTTGATTCTGGTGTGTCTATGCCCATAATACGGACACGTTCATCTTTTAACCATACTCCAAATCCTAAGTCTATGTCTACGTCTACTGTATCGCCGTCCACGACTTTTACTACCTTTACTTTATATTCGTACATATTGCCCTCCGCCCTGTTATTGTACTATATTTCTTTAACTACATCTCCGTCTACTAATCTTACTACAGAAAATTGATCTGTGTTAAATAAATCGTTTAATTTTTTCGCTAAGTTATGTGCGTGTCCTGGATTTGAAAAAGATACTTTTTTGTATTTAGGTCCAGGAAAATTTGTTAGTGAATTTTGAGTTTTTAAGTTAAAAGGCTTACTTTGATAAAACACTGCCCAAATGGCTTCCGCGGCGAGTATCTGATCGCTCTTATATGTTTTCTTATCTATGTGTTCTAACAATACTGTTGGTTTAGGTCTTGACATAAAATATACGTATTCCTTTTAGTTAACTACGTATATATTTATCTTATTTCTCAGTAATTGTTATGTTAAATGCCGTCGTTATACGAGGTTCTGTTGTTGTTTGTTTAGGAATACTATGGTTTAAATAGGGTGGAAAAAATATCATATCGCCTTCTTGTGCGTTAGCATATACGACTTCTTTTGGCCATAGATTAGGTAGTTTTTCTACTACAGGAGTAGGTTGTGTACTTCTAATACCATCTTGTGAAGGGTTATAAAATACAGTAGGAGTGTGTATTGCAGTATCATATTTTACATAATGTACTGCACAAATTTGTATGGTGCGAGGACTTGATAGATGGTTATGTGTTTCTCCCCAGCCATCTTTACCAGTTACGTTATACCAAGCATCAATACCGATAGTCCAGTGATACTTGTCAGTATTAAATCCGTAATGACTAATAAATTTACTTATTGTAGGTTCATATTTTACAAACAGGTCATCCCAGTCTACTGCACGAGCACCTGGAAAATAATCGCTGTATACATTGCAAAAATCGCAATTAGGACCTTTAGTATTGAATTCGCTTTCTATATTTGAAACAAAGAATGATTTGATTTCGTCATGCTTATCAACCTTTACTTTATAGATATCAGTTGAAAAGAGTGTTTGTGTTTCCATTATTCTTTAAAGCCACCACCGTCCATCTCTAAATTGACGACTTCGTTTTCTTGACGAGTGGCATTATCGGCCACGAGTCTTTCTAGTTCTCCATGGAGTCTAGATTCAACTTGGCCGATTGTAAGTGCAAGTATTTCGGCTTGTTGCATATTAAGTTTAACATCTTTAGCATTAGATAATTTAGCAGACTTTACTTGCTGAATAAATTGTTCTAATGGACTTGTATTAATCGGTTCTTTTTGCATCTGCATTTGCCTTACTTAATTCTTGTCGCATTGTTAATTCATCTTTAAATGGACCTTTAGAAGTATAACCTTCAATAGTCATTAGTTTAGGACAAAAACTTCTTACCCAACCTTTATCGAATTTAATAATATAGTAACCTGCACAATATAAACTTTTACTTTTTTTACTCTTAGTAAACAAAGGAAGTTTACGTTTTACATCATACATTGCATTGTGTGGAATACAACTAGTTGGAAATCCTTGAACTTCTTTTTCTTGGGGTGCCTTAGTTGAAGTGTCTTTAACTCCCCATTCGATTTCAATATCGCTAGTAAGTTGTTTTTCGTTTTCGTAAAACTTAGTATGTGTATTACAGCAATACATATATGTCTTATCTTCTTGACGTGATAACGTACCAATACGTTCCCCGTCTTCTTCAATAATCCAGAATTTGTTTGCAACGATTGGGTTTGCTTTTAAATGTGTCATTACATTGCCTCCTTAAAAGTTTCAGAGTCTATGACTCTTACATTTATATCTGTATTGGCCGCGATAGCCGCATACAATCTTGTACGTCCATCAATTACAAAAGTTTTACCTTCTGTAGTCAGTAGCATTGGTGGTTCGCAATCTCCATTGATTACAGAGTCGATTATTTCTTCTAGATCAAACTCACGTTCTCTCATATGGCGTTTATCACGTTTTAACATAGACTTCACGAATGTATTTCTATAGTCTTCTGTACCGCTTGCTTCTTCAACTTCCTTTAGAGTATATTCATCCTCAGGTAAGTTTAGCAAGTTATTTAACCTTTTAATTTCGCTAATTTTTAGATTTTGGACAGATAGATTATCAATAATTCTACCCATCAGTTTACATACAAAGTCTCTTTTATGGTTATCCATTGGATTATCGGTACCAGTATCAAATGGTAAATTTTCTACAAATTTGATAATTTCTGGGTCACGTTGGCCGAATAATTCGTATGCATAAAAGTATCCTACTTCTTCATATATCATGCTTCATACCTTGCTTGTAAAGGTTCACTATAAGCCTGCACTTGATCTACAATTCTTTGTAAATCGTGCTTTGCACAAAATTTCATAAGTCTTAATCCAACTTGCGATACTGCTTCTACCTTAGTTGCTGTTGCAATAGTTTCTGCAATTTTAACTTTAATATCATCAGGCTGTGCAGATAAATCACAAAGTGTTACATTTCTAGTATAATCATCTAGTACACGATGCTCAACACCGTCATGATCTACCCAACGTTGTAGCATCATGTTATTCCAATTATAACCTTTACTATCTTTATCAGCATAGGCTTCTGTAAGACCTACTTTGTTCTTAGTACCTTTAACACGTACACCAGGATATGCACTAAACACATTGTCACTAGTATCGCCTCGCATACACTTTTCAAATAGTAACCATTGTGGATCAGGAGCACCTTTAGGCTGTTTAGTTTTCTTATCAATTACAGGTTGACCTTTTTTGTCAAAGTAACCTTCGTGTGTAATTGTAACATCTTGAATACCGTTATATTGTTTAACATTAGGTGCAATAAGTTGTGCAAAGTCACCGTCGGTTGAAATAATAACATGATTATCGTTAGGGTGTGATTGCACCCAACCTGCAATTAAATCATCTGCTTCAAGTTCAGGATGTTGTAAAACAGTACAGTTAGTTTTTGTAGTTACAAAATCTTTAAACTCATCAAACATTTCCCAGAAGACTTCCTCTTCTTCTTGCTGACTTGCAGTTAGTGCCGCACGAGCATCGCTTCTATTTCTTTTGTAAGGCTCGTAATAATCTTTACGCCAACTACGTCCTTCTAAGCAGAACACAACATGACTACCATCAAACTCTTGCCAAGCCTTTTTCAAACTACTAAGAGTAATATGAAATGCCATACCTACTTTATCTGTAAGGTTACCACGAATAACGTGCCTTGCTCTAAAGAATGTATTTGCTGTATCTACTAGAATATATGTCATTGTTTTATTATACTACCCTTTTGTTTGTTTGTCAACCTGTTGTTGTGATTTACTTTGAATATCTTCTAAGATATCTTTATTAATAAATGGAACAGCATTAAAAAACTCTGCATCAAAAGATCCAGTTAGTCGTAAATCAAATGCTACACTTACTCGAACATCGTCTTTAGTATACTTTTCTACATAGTGTGGTACGGAACTTGGAAAAATTACACAACCACCTTTTTTATTTGGTAATGCAATTTTTGATTCAGGATCAAATGCAGAATGATAAACAGTTTTAGTTTCATAATCATCAAGATGTACATTACCACTCAAGTACGAATCAGGTTGAGCACCATGGGCGTGTGAATCCATACCTTCATCTTTTCGTAAGATATTTGCCCAACAAACAATTTGTAGATCTTTTAATTCTAATTGCTGTTGTTTAACATACTCGAGATATGAGTATCTTAAGAATGTTAGCAATTCACTAAAAGCCGCCTCTTCCATCTTTAAAAGATTATAACGTCCAAAGCGTGTAGTGATATGATTTTCATCTAATCCAGTACCACCGCTATTAGAATATTCTAAATTTAAAATAGTTTTTTCATTGTTTACAATCCACTCACGACATTTATCAACATGATCGAGATCAGTCCAGTTTGTTAACCAAAGTGGAATATTCCAACTTGGTGCAAACTCTGTTAGAGGGTGGTAACTTTTAATTCTAATTAATGACATTATTTGACCTCCGATTTACCGTCACCTAAATTTTTTGTATTAATAAAACCTGCTCCTCGATTAGGATCATGTCCTTCGTCTTCGAGTACATTTCTAGCAAGATCTTTAAACCACAAATCAACAATTTCTTCATTGCTCTCACCAGCATAACCAGCATCAAGCAGTTGCTCAATAAATTCATTATTCCAATCGAGTTCAAAGAATCCGTTTCGAATGTTGTCTTTATTAACTTGTGTATCAAGTACGCCAACCCAAGGTTTTTTAGCCTTAGTTGCCGCCTCCTTCTCTTTCATCATTAAGTCACGATGAGAAAGTTCTGTTGTATTAGTTTGTTTCTTTTTAAACATATTTTTAAGTTTATCCATCATAATAGTCCTTTCTCTCTTAATTCATCATCAAGAGGTTTACTTGAGTGTTTTCTCTTAAGTTCCCCATGCGTTGCCGAAGATGTCGACGTGTAGTCTTGGGGTGTAACGCCAGCCCCGCTCCATTGCCAATTCTGCGACTCGTCTAGTGTTGAGGGTGTATTCTTCCGATCTGCCCCCCAACGGCATGATATAAACTGGAACATCGATCCCAGCGTCACGATATTCTTGAACCGCTTTGGTAACTTCATCCACGTCCATGTTATCAGCAACAACAAATTTAAAATACATATTACTATTAGGTACATCAAAGTAACTACGAGCAATATCGGGATTGATAGCATCACCCCAAGACTCTCCGCTAACGGAAAGTTTCGGACTGCAACTAAAAGTGACTTCAAATCTGTCTTGAGTTTCCAAGTATTGTTTGAAATCATTGTGTAAAGTTTGTGTTGTATTTGTTTCAAATGTAACATTTTTTAAGTCTCGCATTCTTGGGTGTTCGAATAATTCCTTGTAAAATCGTTGCCAACCTAACAAAGGTTCACCACCCGTTAAAATAAAGTGTACATCTTGACCATTATTCATAGTCCACTTGCCTTCTGGAGTTAAACTAAGAATATGCTCTACTACTTCATCAACAGTTTTATCCTTCATAAACTTTTTAAATTCAGGATAGATACTTGCATATGTGTCACAACCTGTATGCACAATAGGCAACTCATGAAAAGTATCTACCTTCTCAGTAACACCTTCATCTAAAAGTTTACGTACCTCTGGGTTATACTTAACACCAGTTTCTCTCATTGGAGTACCTCTAGGCAACCCAAAGTTCATACAACGAAAGTTACAACCAAATGTTCTTAAGAACACACTAGGGACTCCAACAAACTTGCCTTCGCCCTGTACACTATAAAATGCTTCTGAATATCTTAGTTTCATTCTTTCACCTGTACCAATGGCTCATTATAATATGCGTCGTGATAATCACCATTTTTTTGAAATTGTCGAATAGTAGTATCTTTAACAAGCATACCATCTTTAACTGTGTAGGTAGTGTATTCTACTTTGATTACACCTTCCTTGCTTCTTTCAATATGTGATTTCATAGGTCCTTCTGTTATCATCTTGGTGCAAACTCCTGTTGTAATTTAATATTATCCATAAACTCTTTTTTAGTTCCTGCATCTTCTTTAAAACTACCTTTTAGTACAGTTGTTTGAGTTAATGAACTATGCGCCATAATGCCTCTATTTTCACAACAACCATGTGTTGCTTGAATGTATACACCTAAGTGTTTTGCATTAGTAGCCTTTTCAATTTCACGTGCAATATCATTTGCAAGTTCTTCTTGTAGTGTACCACGTCTAGCACACCACTGTGCAATACGTGTATACTTAGAAAGTCCAATTACTTTTCCATTAGGAATAACGCCAATATATGCTACTCCTGTTACTGGTTGATGGTGATGCGAACAAACACTTTTAAGTTCGCTTCTTACAACAAGCATACCTGTGTAAGCATTTTCACCTTCGTTTGGAAACGCTGTTGCTGTAGGAATCTTATCATAACGTCCTTGCATTAGTTCGTTGTAATACATTTTAGCAAGACGTTTAGCAGTACCATGACTGTTAGGATCGTTTTCTCTATCGATAATAAGTGCGTCTAGAACGCCTTCAAACTTTTCCGCGGCTTCGTCAATTAGTTTTTGTTTTTCACCTTCATAGATGAATTCACTAATATTGTCACCCGCCCAATAACGCTTGTTTGCGTCCTTAATTCTGCGTGTTACTTCTTCATATTTTTTCATTTACTTCTCCGAGTTATAGACGAGGATGTCTACTATGTTTTACATTATATACTTTATTTAGGTTTTTGTCAAGTATATTATGCACTTAAAAATACTTTTTGAGCATTTCAATTTGATCATCGTATTCTGCTACAATGTTCAATTCTTTTTCAATTGCTTCCAAAATATCTGGATGTTCGCCAACTCCTGCGGCTCTTTCCAAATATACTTCGACATTCATTTTGTGTTTTGCAATATGACCTTCTGCGTGTTTAATCATAGCCGCAATCATGTTTTCTCTATTATACATTAGTTTACCTTTCCAATTTGTGTTATAAATTCCTTTGCAATAAGAGTGTGTGCTTCTTTATTGAAGTGTTCGTCATCTATTGTAAAAGAATCTATAGAGTTTTTACTTTCCAAAAACTGTAATACGTTTTGGTTAGCAACTTTACCGTAAGAACAGTCTCCAAGCATATTTAGATCTTTCGGGAGCCAAGTGTCCTCGTTTATGGTAAAGATTTTTAACTTTGCGTTGTTTTCTTTGCAAAGTATATTCCAAAGATATATTTCTTTGAAAAATTCTCTTTGTGCAGTGACAGACATTAAGTCATACCATGCTTTAATTCTTTGATATCCTTCTGTTTGTATATTTGGTTGTTGTAAATCAAAAGGTTCAAAAGTAAAACTAATTGTCGGATCTATAGCATAATCACCTGGGACCGTTATTCTGCTTCCGTCAAAACTTTTATTTTCATCGTCCCACATATTAATATTGTAACAATCGATGCGTCCTTTTGTTTCTTCTAACTTCATATGACGTTCAAGTGGAACTATGTTTTCATAATGACAAGGATTTTGAAATCCAAATCTAAATCTATTCCAATATGTTTGCTGTATTACAACTTCGTCTATATCATTGTATTTTTTAAACAGAAAAGCAAGACGTTCACTGTAATCATACCAACCTCTACCAGGACAAGCAAAAATCACTCCGTCTTTGTTTTGATTGTTAATATAAATTTCCGCCCAGTTGTTATCATTCCAACGGTCACGTGTACCTTTATGTTGGAGGTAACTATACCCTGCACTATGACTACAACCTATTACTGCTGTTCTCAACATCCAACTCCGTCAATAATATCGTCGATATCTATTTGATTAGGATCAGGAACTTTATATTTTTGCATATGTGGAATAACACCTCTAACTCCACCACGTGGATCTTCTATATCACCTTTGCGTCTTGGAATTAAATGTACATGAGGCCACATAACAGTTTGACCTGCTTCTACACCTACGTTTTGTCCAATGTTATATGAATCGCAATAACCCTTTTGTACCCAATCATACCCCCAAGAATAAGCGGCTTTATAACATTTTGCTAAATGATCCCAGTCTTCTACTTTAGGAACAAAAAGAACATGGCCTTCCGTTACTGGAAATCCATCTTTGAACACAACAAAATCTCTAGTGTCAATTAATACATCTTTCCAAGGTATGTCTTTAAACTCCATTATACTTTCCACTCCATTTTTTCTTCTATAGCATGACGAGCACCATGAATATAATCTTTGTCCTCATCAACCATTACTGACCAAAATTTAGTAATAGTTCTAATATGTTCTTCAACTTCTTCCGAATTTGTTAAATGGTAGTTAGTTTCCATCCAATGTTGTAGAACATCCATACGTTCTTTTATCTTAACTTGTATAGGATTGTCTAAATTATAATCAGTCATTAAATATTAAAACTCCTGCTTATAAAAATAGCAATAGTAACCCTTACCATTAGTATCGCCACCGTCGTTGTTTAATTCTTCACCATCATACTTTATAGCATATACAAGATCTTCACCATTAGGTGCTTCGCCAATACAGAACTTTAATTTTTTTGGATCAAACAATCCAGGTGTAGTAAACCCTGCATTAAAGAATGTGCCTTTTTCTGCACTATAAAATTGACAAATATACTTTCCTTTTTCAGGATACCTATCACCGTATTCGTGATTTTCATCATAACATTCTACATACTCGTCATCGGTGGAATGTGTTTCTGAAGTTTCGTTCATCCACTCACTTAGTTCTTGTCCTTCAACAACATCTTTAATATGTTTTGCGTTATATTCGTCACTATCTACTTTTTCAATAGTAAGATAAGCACTGTCAAGACTTAGACCCCAAGTATGATCAAATAGGTCAATTGGTTCATACCAAGTAGCACCTATTTCGCCAGTATCGTCGTGCATGAACATTGCTTCTTTAGGAATGTCTTTTGCGTTAATATCTTCGTACTCGTTATCTTCGTTTACTTCAATAATTGATTTATCTTCAGCACTTGTAATGTAATGAATCGCATTACTATCACCGTGTTCCTTTGTAATTGGATACCAATAATCAAATGCTTCTTTTGAAATATGCATATAAGAACATTCAGAACCATATCCACTTAAAGAAAGTCTATAATGGTTTGGGCCTTTAATTTGCTCTACTAAATCTTGTTTTTCTTCTGAAGTTGCCATTATGCTTTACCTTCACTATTAATACAAACTGCTTGTGTACCTTTAGGAAAATACCCTGTATTAACACCTAATTCATCTAGTAAAATTTCTCTACCTACAAAGCATTGTTCCATAGTGTCAAACTCATACCATGCTTCAATTACAGGTTCTTTAGTATCTTGAACTGGGTTAAACATTAAATTGATAAAAACTAAGGTCCACATTATTGGTATACTCCTACATTTTCCCAAGGATATACTAACCATACATCCTCTTCTGCTTTGTTTACTTCATCACAAGAGTATGACACGCCGTCAAAATTACTGCTTAGGTTTTCCGTTAGTACTGCGAACCGAACATTATTACCCCATACTTTATCCCATTTAGGTGAGTTAGGTAAGCACCCACTTTGCCAGTCTTGTTTAATCCAATTAAATGTAGAACCAGTATCGTTGATATCATCTACAATAAGAATTTTCTTTTCTAGTGGACCACCTGTTACTTTGTCGGCGTCATCACTTACATAACCATATGCATCTTCTGCCATCCATAAGTTACTTTCTTGATGACTTTCACCATCACGCAATGCTACTTTGATTGCTTCGCAACGAATGCCAGTCATGTTTGAAATAATA